ATTTTTCAAAAAAAAAAGAAAAAATATAATTAATTTTGGTCCATAACCCAGTGAACTCTTTGTCTCAAGATGCCAGTTATTATTGAATTTAAAGACAGGCAACCATCGGACAAAATTTTAACAGCTGAGCAAGTCCCTGCTAGTTTTTACAGATGCACTCCTGTTCAGAATCAGATCAATGAAGTTCCTGCCTTCTACGAGCACACTTTAGATGATTTAGATCTGAATTTGCCAGAAATAACATGTCAGTCTAAATATGATTCATTTGTCATCAGATACAGGAATGAAGACAACAATCATTTCCAATCAGCCTCTCAAATCTCAACGCCCAACAGTGACATTGAAATCATCATAAAAACAGAAGTCGTCAGAAAGTTTCAACACGATCTAGTGTTTAGAAGCATTTGTGGGGAAATAGAATCTGACGTTCTTCTGTCAACTATAAGTCCTCCTTCTCTCCCCACTAGCAAAACTCCAGATCTTATATACTCGAGAGAGCCTAACTCAGAGCTCACTGTCTGTGTCTTTGAGATGACCACCACTAGAAACTCTAACATCGAAGCATGTAGAGCGGCCTTTGATTCTAAAATGATGTCGTATAATACAATCTTAGAAGAGATAAGAGGACGGCGACCCGAGCTAACAGCAAAACTATACATCTTGGTGGTAAATCCTTCTGGAGTCTTCACTAACCTGAAGAATTTTGATCAGAACTTGGTGAATGTTGCCTGTCTTTCTTTCAAATTTGGCCTCATGATCAAATCTAAATTGACAGATTTATTCGGATGGAGAGACCCGGATTTGGAAAACTCTCTCAGCAAAAATCATTTGACTGTTGACTGCTTCACTCAAATTTTCGAAACAGAGATGTCTAATCCTCAGATATTAGAATCTTACGATGATCCTCTCAAAATGTCTAGGAGCAACATCATGAAATCGATGAAGATGTTTTCTAACAATCATGTTGAGTCTGAATATGCTTATTTTCAATCGATCTCCGCCGTCACTCTTATGGAAAAAAATAGATTAGCAGAAATTATGAACTCAGAGTCTGATGATAGTTTGACTCCTGAAAAGGATTCCATTAGAAAATTTCAAACAGCACTCAGAGAAAATGGTCCGCCAGTGCTAAATTCGGGAAAAGCACCAGCACAATTCCCTTTCTTAGTTCCCAAAGAAGGCAAAAATCTTAGAAACATGCCGCCCACGGCATCCATAAGACCAAAGCTGAAATACAAAATGGAATCTTTAGAGTCTCTTTACAGAACTCGAGACATGTCCACACAGAAAAATAAGCAGTTAGAGGCTCAACTGATCAATGAAATACGAGAGCTTCAAAGGAAAGCAGACGAAATGGGCCCATTTGATAAAGATGATCTGATAGGAAGTTTCCCTCACAGAGATGAGCTTAGATCATTAGAGGATGCCACTGGATTGTCTGGCATGTTCGAATCGTCCTTTCAGTTTGCAGAAAGTAGTCCAAACAATTTTGTCCGAAGGTCTTTAGAAGAAGAAGAGACCTGGGTGTCAGCCGCGTCATCAATGTCGGACAAGGACAGACTAGTTTCCACTAACAAACAGAGGGGCAGAGTGTCCTTGAAATATCACTCTTCTGTTGAGGAGCGATTGGCATCCATAGGAGTCGAAGGCAAACATATGGAAGGGAATGATTTGAAAGTAGAAAAAGAAAGACTACAAAAAACTCGATTCAGTGATCAATGTGACACGGACGACATAACTAGAATGGTTTCAGACCAGGTGATTTGGAAACCCAGAGACGAAATCATATCTCCATTCGAAAACGAGTCTGTGAAAGCTCTAAGACAATTAGCTAAGAACAATTATGAGCAGTCCTTAAAGAAAGCATCTTCAGACGCCAACACTTTCAATCTTCAGGCATCCAATGAGATTGAAAATAGAGTACAGAACGCCATAAACACTTTTTCTCGACTGCCGATTTTCAGTGCTTGCACCATAATAGACATGATCATGCAAGAAGTTAATGCCTCCATGGCACAAATGACAGATTCTGGGAGCTTCATTTTCAAGAAGCTTCATAATGCCAACATCTGGCTCTTACTAAAACCAACAACTGTGACCAAGCACATATTTTTCTCTATATTAGTCGACTTGACTGAGTTTGATATGTACGAACATGATTTTTCTCACATGGCCTCTGTGTTCAAAAGACCCAAGGTGGTTGTCCCAGGAAAATTTGCAATTTACGACTTCACTTCCATAAACAGGCATAGAATGTCTCACATGCTGTTTATAAATCACAAAGCCATGTGTCAGACTGTTTTATTTTGTGAATTGATGAGTCTGAAAGTGGAAGACTTCAACACTTATCTTAATTGTTTGAAGATTGGCTCTGACCCGAAAACAGCCCTCGGCAAGATCACTATTGACTCTTGTGTTCATGTGATTGAAACCAGCAATTTTAATCTACTAGTTCTACTTGAGTCAAAGAAAGGAACTGCTTCTTCTTTGATGGCCATAAGGCACATGTACAACAATGTCGACAGTGGCTCTATTGACAGACACAATGTTTTTTCTTTATTCGAAAAAATGGAAAAGAATCCGAGGAGCAGATTATTGATATGGGTCTACAAACAATTATGCACTTCTTTCTTGAGAATGTCAAAAAACAGACCACTGCCTATTAATGGAGAAACCTTATCAGAACGAAAAATTAGAAGGGAACAAGCGATGAGGCTGCCGAGATTTAAGTCTGAGGTCTTGACTGGTCAGAATCAAAACAAATCATTGGAAGAAATATCCGAACAATATCTCAAAGATTATCAAGCGTCTATAAGAACTCTAAATGAAGAGAACGCTCAACAAAATGTCTTATATGAAGACTTTTCTGATGATGTTCGATCTTCGTCTCATAGTCAAGGTGACCCTAACACACCAGACGATTTCTTTGAGACAGAGACCGTGAGAGGAGATGAGTTCTTAGGTCTCATAAGTTTCATAAACAATAGGCCTGTCTATTCTAAAGAGTTGGTCATGAACTTTTCGTATTTTGGATCCCAGAATTCCAAAGATGATCTGGAAATCAACACATCTCAACTCAAGATTTACATAAAAGTTTTATCAGAAGAACTGCTGCTGCGCAAATCAAAAGCCAAGCTGGCTAGGTTGTGGGATTTCATAGAAGACCCGATGAGACAAGAATATGAAAATCATGAGTTTGACCCTCTCTTTTGCATGATAGTCGGCAACATGACTAAAAGATTTCTGAAGAACAGAAATTCTAATTTCGAAAACAGTCTTATAGACTCTGTGGCTGACAAACAAAGAACATATTCAGCAGAATCTCTAGCCACTTTTAAAAGCTCCACCATTAGACTGGACGACACTCATATGAAATATTACAAAGACATGCCGAAGAAAGCTAGGCGCCGCGTCATTGAAGGAATCAGTGAAATGCTGGTCAAAGGCCCAGATGGATTTAGACCTCTGAAGGAGCACCCTCTCTATGACGCCGACATTATCTCTCAAGCTCTGTTGGCCAACGGGGGAATCATATCTGAAATGTTTCAAAAAGCTCAAAACACAGGAGCCAGAGAAATTTTAATATTGGACATATTGTCGAGATTGGGAATCTTACAATCTGAATGTATCATGCGTAGTTTGTGTGAGATGATGCCCAACGAGTACTTGACTAAGGGTAACATGAAAGATGCTGGCATGTTGAGAAATGATAGAATAGTCAGATCCAAAATAAGAAAATCCAAAGATGAGTTTCTTTCTTCCATGTCGGTAAAAGACTCTTTGGATCAAAAGACGTGGTGTCAGAGATTCGTCATGCCTGTGTTTTACAGTATAATGATGCCGATTTTTGTTGATGCTGAAAAAGTGGCTCAATTTGATTCATTCACTGAATATTTGGAGCACGTCAAAAGCGCAGTTGAAGAACAAAAAGCTAGAGGAGAGAGAGCCAATGTCGAACAAATGATGTTGTTCATGTTCCTGTATCAAGTAAGAATTTTAAATCTCATGACTGACAAGCGAATCGGTGTGTCAGATTTTCTCTTAAAGAAATTTGCTGAGGACCCCAACATGAACATTAAATCTATGAGTTCAACAGAGATAAACCAGTTGAAAGAACAATTTTTGGGCCTTTCAGAAGGAGAACAGGACTTGATTGCCCAAGGAGAACTCTTCATGAACAACAGGAGCAATTTTTGGCAGGGGATCATGCATTATTTCTCTTCCTTCATCCACGCTGCCATTCTCACTTGGTGTGGGTATATGAACATTTTAATGTGCAAACGAATTCACACTTCTTTTGGGTTCAAAGAGACTGACAAGATCACTCTGATTGAAGACTACTTGTGCTCTTCTGATGATGCTTCCATAATCCGATCAATGATATTTCGAAGAGATGAAGAGTCCACAGAAGAGACAGCTCGATTGAAATACAATTGTCTACTGTTTTTATCTGCTTTGAATAAAGGCCTTCAGTTTGCTTATGCAAAAACAACAATCTCGATGTCTAAGCACAAAAGCACAGTCTCTGCAACTAACGGCGTTTGTGAATTCAATTCAATTTGGTACATAGAGAACACCACATGTTCCGTTTTAATCAAATTTGTTTACGCCGCATTGACTCCTAAGGTTATAACTAGCTTCGAAAACAGACAACATGTTATGAGCAACTTAAGAAAAACTATTCTTGAAAATGGAGGCACCACTCAACTGTCATCGTTCATAGCTTTTTGTCATATGGAGCAACATTACTCTTCTTTAGGCAGTTATGTGAATCACAATTTTCACGAATATTCTCAAAGACTTCTTTTCCTTCAACATCCGGCTTTTGGCTTCTTCATGTACGAACCATCTATCTGTTCGGGAGCAGTCGGTGGCGATTTCAATTCTTTCCTTAACACGACAGGTAGTGACAATGCTTTATTATGTCAACAGCTCATTAGAACCTCTGGTGATTTTGAGATCGATGAGACAGGGTTAGCAAGTTTGAACATTTCAGTAGTCATCGGAAATAAGTCTCAATACTTGGCCTTTAGAGAGAGAATGGCCAAATGGATAAATGAAGATTGGAAATCTGAATGCGAAGGAAATTTAGAGATGTTCTTTAGGCCAAGCAAAAACTCAGAAGAGAGTCTTCTCAAGATAGCTAAGAAAGCATACGCACCATCATCCAGCGAGGCCTTTTCTTTCCAAAATGCTTCAAAGCTTATGACAACAAGTGTGTACTTGCTAAGTTTTCCATGTGTAGCCTCCACTTTTCTCGTGAACAGCAAAAAAGAAGACATAGAAGAGCTCAGGCCAGCCATTTTAGAAGTGGTGAGGAAAGAGCAAACTAATCTGATGAAGATTAGAGAAGACACAATCCGAGTCGGTAATGATGAGAAGTTAAAAATTGTGTCTTTTTTAATTGAAAAGTTCTCTCGATTTATTGTTTCTCTAGAAGACCCCACGTATGACATGACCAAAAAAGATTTAGAAAACTTCCACGTCAAAAGATCTCTACTGCATATTTGCAGAATGTACGAGGAGCGCTTAATCGAGTTTAAGTCCACAGTTCAAGCACAGCAACTTATCACAGATTCGAGTTTAACAAACAGACTTCTGCGACTGTTTTACCCGAACTATTCTTCTTTGCAGGAAATTAGAAGGTCTGTTCTACGGGCATCTAGTTTAAAGATAGTTCCCAAAGCTGTCAATCTGGCAAGAAGAAAAGTGGTGGTTTCAATGCCTAAAAATGATGGAGCAGTGGATGTGAGTTTGAAGGAGGCTCTCACTTCAATCTGGTTTCCTCATCTAGAGAACGACTCAAAGAGACACACGAGAGCTTATTTGGCATCAGTGTTCTCGAATTATCAGACCATCTTTCCTGATTGGTTGAAATCGACATTGAAAGAGACTTTAGAATCAGAGAAGTTCCCATTCCGAGATCCTCTACAGCTGGTGGATTTCATCACCCAGCAGGCACCTGGAGACAAAACCTTGAGTTCAATAACGTCACTGAAAAAAGGCCTTAGCCTAACTTCATACATGTTCAATGTTTGCAGAGTCTCATTTTCCAGGACAGAGATATTAGTTAGACAAGAGGACGTCTTGAAAAATCATAATAAACTGCACAAATCCAAGATTGATAGAACTCAAACTCAGCTAGATTTGGAAAAAGATCTGGAGAAATCCACCAAGATGATACATCTGATTGCATCCAATCCTTTCATGAATGATCAAACTAGATTTGAGTCTAGTTCAAACATTATCGTGAATTTCGTCTCTAGTCACATGCTCCCTGATCCTTTGATACAATTTAAGGCCGTCAGTTCTGGCATGTCGCTTTACAACAAAGATCAACTGAGATTTTTTGTACTATTCTTTTGCTCTAGTCAACCCACTAGGATAGACATTGAGGCTGTCTTTGAAAGGTTGCAAAAAGACAACGAAGAAGAGGTTGACAGACTTTCTGAAGAGTTAAAAACTCATAAGACGGTTGCCACGAACTCAGCTCTCTCAAACGCGTTAGAAAGTCTGCACGATTTGAAAAAGCAGAAGAAAGCTTTATCTTCTTTGAACATATCATTGAAACCCATGACCTTGTCCTCTTTTGCTCAAGTGCTAGACATAGAGTCTTGGATGATGCCACGACAATCATATTTTGACACTCTGAATGTGTCAAAACAGCTCAATCTTTTTCATCAGAGTGAAGCAAGTTTAGTTGATGACATCTTCATATCGGACCCCTCAATAAAGTCTTTTGATGCTAAAAACTCGTTAGACATATCTGACAGCAAGAAAATTTTGATTCATGCACCATACAACTCAGAACAATTTGGAATATTGGACATTGTTTTGAATTTGAGAGATCGCTTGACACCTGGAGTTGTCAGAATTTACTATCGGGACAAATTCGTTTCGCTCATGGTTTTCTCGAGTCTAGACCTGACGAGCGGAAAACCACTTAGAAAACTAATTCATCTTCTGAAGAAAACAGGTTTGACAAAATCTGACCCTTTCCTTAACATGCCTTTAGATGCCAGAGATTTCTTTGATTTTGAAAACTTCAGAAGAGAATCTCCCTTCATAAATCCGTCCAGTAGAGAAATGAAGCTCTCAGAAATCATCAGATCTCCAGGTAAATTCTGTCCCATCATTTACACAGAAGACATTTTGTTATCCTCAATTGATCTATCTCAAATGAACTTTTCCATCACTTCCAACAAGCTTTCCTGCTTTTGCAGAATCAAATCGAACATATCTGTTAAAGGAAGCAACAAAATGGACAAGATCACTGAATCTTTCCGAGCTGTGGCTGCAATCACCAGTTTTATTCCGACAGAGAATCAATTAAAGAGAATGATGGAGGAAAGCAGACAGTCAACTAGAAAAGGAATGATGAGCAAATTGTTTAACAATTTGAAGATTTCCAACAGATCTAACGAAAACAAAAGTGAAGAGCAAGAAGCAGAGATCTCTCTAGCTTTGAAAATCAAAGATGAAATTTCAAAAGTCACCTCGTCTTTTTCTAATTTTAAAAATATAGATGAAACATACTTTAGAGCTATGTCTGGTGGGAAGTCATCCATTAAATCCAATGAAGAGTTCATCAAAAACATTCTCAGAAAGACCATAGCAACTATGATTCAGGGTAATTTTGTCACTTCGAGCTCTGAGTCTTTTGTCCGATCAGATTTCAAAAGTCAGATTCTCATTCAGTCAGCAATGGGACTTTCCAAGTACGTGTCACTAAAATCCAGACTTCAATTCTCTTCTTCCAAGAGAGGTTATTGGCCAGACATGATGAGTCTAAGTAGCTCAGAAGTCTCCTCTTTTGGAAACTTGTACAGTGTAAGCAACAATCAAGTTTATCGTTTCAACAAGGGAATGGAATTCAATCGCCTATCGGACCCACTTGACAGCATGATTTCTTCAGACAGCTTCGTTTCAAGCTCTTCCTCTTCTGCCATCACAGATTCTCTCAAGAGCATTCTGAAAGACTCAGATGTGTCTGAGGAAGCCAGAGCGAAAAGACGAGCCGATCTAG